TTTGGGTGAAAAGCAGCAGTGCAAGAAACGAAGCATTGGACGAGCTTGTTTACGCATACGCGGCTTTAAATCGCGTGTATCAAATCAAAGACCGCAGAACGTTATGGGATCAGATGGAAAGAACCCCTGAAGAACAGAAAGAGTCCAAGCGTGCAGCTTCGGCAAAGCGAACTCAGAAAAGTTTCGTTAATCATTGGTAGGAGTTAGACTGCTGAATATCAAATGCTCTCTTTAGATGGGAATCCCTCCATCCATAACTAGCGGCGTGGATACGGTGTGGACTGATTCCGAGACCGTTGACGTTTTTGGAGATGCTGTAACTAGCTCTACGCATAGTCTTGTCTATTATTTTCGACTAAATACAAACGCTCAAGGTCTGACGGCGACATCAGTCGCTTACGAAAGTGGCTGGAAAACAACTTTAAGCGCATCTGAAACTGCATCGGTTGTCGCAAGCCCCGACTGGTTCTTTCAGGCTGTGCTGACCAAGACTGGCGAAAACATTATTCAGGAGTACAGCCGGGGCCAGATCGAGTTTCAGCCTTCTTTGTCCTATTCGGGTACGCCCGGCGCTTTTGACGGGAGGACTCAGGCACAGAAAGATCTTGATGCTGTAAAAACAGCTATTCGAGCTTTGCTTGGTGGCGGCGCGGTTCAAGAGTACAGAATCGGGACGCGAAATTTAAAGCGATACGATATTTCGGAACTTCTGGTGTTAGAGACTAGGCTGAAGTCAATAGTGGCTAAGGAAAACAAAGCCAAGATGATCGCTTCAGGATTGGGCGATCCTAAAAATCTGTATGTTCGCTTTGGTCAAGGCTGATGGGATTAAGAACAAGCTTACTTAGAAGATTTGGCTTACAGCCTATCCCTGTCGAGCAGCGCAGGCGCAGGCGCAATTATGCAGGTGCTGTTGTCTCTCGCCTGACAAGCGACTGGATGAGCACTCAAGCTAGTGCTGACGCTGAAATACGCACAAGCATCAGGAAGCTGCGAGACCGCTCCCGCGAGATGGTGCGGAACAATCCTTATGCAAAGCAGGCAAAACGCACGACTCAAGTCAACGTTGTTGGCAGTGGGATCAAGCTTCAATCTCAAGTGCAGCAACTTAGGGGCAGGAAGCTAAACGATTCGGCCAATCGCTTGATTGAAGAAAAGTGGCGTTTATGGACCCGTGCGCAACATTGCGACGTAGCGGGTCGGCACAGTTTTCACATGATGGAATGGCTTGCCACTGGTGCCTTGCCAGAGTCAGGCGAGGCATTGTTCAGGATCATAAGGCGTCCGTTTGGCAACAGTAAGGTGCCATTGGCTCTTGAAATGCTTGAGTCTGACGTGCTGGATGAGGAGTACCAAGGCCCGACTCTTTCTAGAAGCAATGAGTGGAGAATGGGTGTCGAAATTAATGAATGGGGCCGCCCAGTACGTTATGCGTTTTTAACTCGTCACCCTGGCGATTATTGGTTCCAGAATGTTTCAGAGAAAGATGGTAAGCATGTATTCCTTCCAGCAGCGGATGTAATTCATTTGTTTTTACCGGAGCGGCCACAGCAGAATCGGGGTGTGCCTTGGTTCCATCCTGTGATGGTTGACGCGCATCAGCTGCAAGGATACGAAGAAGCCGCTGTCGTTCGTGCTCGCGCTGGCGCAAGTGTCATGGGCTTTGTCACTAGTCCAGAAGGCGAGCTTGACGGGGATGATGTTGAAGACAGCCGCCGGATTAGTGAGTTTGAGCCTGGTATGTGGAAGTATTTAGAGCCTGGTCAGAATGTTGAAGTTCCAAACATCAGCTCACCTGACCAGCAATTCGAGATGTTTGTTAAAAACAAAGTACGTCGTTTTGCTTCAGGTTTTGGCTGTAGTTATGAGACATTGAGTCGTGATTTTTCAGACACTAATTACAGCAGCAGCCGTTTAAGCCTCTTGGAAGACAGAGAACACTGGAAAGTCGTACAAGGGTATTTGATTGAAAATTTTCACATGAGAGTGTTCCGTGAGTGGCTTGGCTTGGCTGTGCTTGCTGGAGAGTTACCGTTCACCGATTACGAGGAAAGGCCAGAGCGATACGACACACCCAGGTGGATGGCGCGTGGATGGGATTGGGTTGACCCTCTCAAAGAGGCTAAAGCTTACCGTGAGATGGAAAATGCGGGCTATTATACGAAGGCTCAAATCGTTTCAAGGTTAGGAGGAGACTTCTACGACAACTTGAGTGAAATTGCTATGGAACAGCAAACAGCCCGTGATCTTAACGTTGAGCTTGATCGAGACATTATCGAGCAGCCGCCAGAGGTAATTGAGTGATGCCATTTAAGCCAAACGATGGAATGCGTGAAGAAGCGCAGCGTTACAAAGACTGGAAATCAGACGGCAGGAAAGGCGGCACTGAAGTCGCAGCTCGCCGCGCAACTCAAATCTTGAGCGGCAATGAGTTGAGCGATGAAACAGTAATCAAGATGAGCGCATGGTTTGCGCGTCATGAAGTAGACAAGCAAGCTGAAGGATTCAGCCCAGGAGAAGATGGCTACCCCTCGCCAGGAAGAGTCGCTTGGGCTGCTTGGGGCGGCGATTCTGGTAAAACATGGTCAGACCGCATTGTTAAATCCATGGATCGTTCAATCACCCAAGAAGAGGTTCGCGCCGAGCCTGACGCTTTAGACGTTGGAGATTTTGTGCGCTGGAGTTCTTCTGGTGGCAATGCTCAGGGACGTATTACAAGAATTGTTCGTGATGGCCAGCTAGAGGTGCCTGGCGCAGAAGTTACTATTAATGGAGAAGAGGATGATCCTGCCGCATTAATTAGGATTTATCGCGAAGGAGACGAAGGATGGCAAGAGACCGATGTTTATGCAGGGCACAAGTTCAGTACACTGAATAAGATCGAAGCATTACGCGAGATGGAGGTACAAGAGGAGGTGCATTATGCGGCCTTTGATGAAGAACATCAGAAATTGTCCCGTGATCTGGAAGGTAAGACCTTTCAGCGTGTCGAAGCTACCAGCTTCCGCATGGTTGATGAAAAGAGCATGGAGTTTCCATTCAGCTCTGAATATCCCGTGGCTCGTTATTTTGGAAACGAAATCCTGAGCCATGGCAGCGAGTCCGCCAACCTTGAGCGGCTCAATGACGGCGCACCGCTTCTTTATAACCACGATCCAGACCGCATGATCGGCGTTGTCGAGCGTGCTTGGATTGATGGAGAAAAGAAGCGGGGTTATGCCAAGGTGCGCTTCTCGCGCAATAAATTTGCGCAAGAAGTGCTCCAAGACGTTCGTGATGGAATCCTTCGCGGCGTTTCTTTCGGCTACTCCATTGATAAAATGGAAGAGCGTGAAAGTGATTTTGTAGCGACGAATTGGCGTCCCTATGAAGTAAGTCTGGTCAGCATTCCCGCTGATCCGACAGTCGGAGTTGGACGCTCTCTTGAGACGGACGATTCTGACCTAGACAATGGAGTTGAACGTTCCTTAGAGGAACTCGGCTCTGAGACTGCGGCTTCACCCGCATCACCTGAAAACACAATGACTGAGGTCATCATGGAAAACACTCCAGATCTGGAGGTGATCCGGTCCGAGGCCGTAGAGGCCGAACGTGACCGTGTTACCTCTATCACTCAAATCGGTGAGCGTCACAAGCTCCCTGACATGGCACGCGATTTGATCAACGGCGGCAAGTCTGTTGATGAGGCCCGTGCTGCATTTCTCGAAAAAATCGGCACTCAAACCGTGGAACACAGCATCAGCGTCACTGCTAACGACATCGGTCTTTCTGATAAGGAGACTCGCAGCTTCAGCTTCGTCAAAGCTCTGAACTATCTCTCTAACCAGGGTGATGCTCAGGCTCGTCGCGATGCAGCATTTGAAATTGAAGTTGGTGAGGCTGCTGCTAAGAAGTACGAGCGTTCTTCAAACGGCATTGTCATCCCTAATGAGGTCCTTCGTCGCGATTTGGTTGTAGGCACTCCTACAGCTGGTGGCGATCTGGTTGATGACGTGCTGTTGTCTGGCAGCTTCATTGATCTGCTTCGCAACCGCTTGTCAATTTCACGGGCTGGATGCACAGTTCTGACCGGGCTGCAGGGCAATGTCTCAATTCCTCGCCAGACAAGCGCGAGCACTGCTTACTGGGTTGGCGAAAACGCTTCTCCTACCGAGTCCCAGCAGGCAATTGATCAAGTCAACATGACACCCAAGACAGTGGGTGCTTTCGTTGACTACTCAAGGCGTCTTCTGCTTCAAAGCAGCATCGACGTTGAAGGCATGATTCGTAACGATCTTGCTCGCGTCATTGCACTTGAGATTGATCGCGCTGCTGTTTACGGCACCGGTTCTTCCAACCAGCCTCAGGGTCTGACTAACGTCAGCGGTATTGGATCTGAGACTTTGACCAACTTTGGAAGTTTTGATGAGTACATTGCAATGGAGACCGACGTTGCTGCGGCTAACGGTGACATCGGCGCAATGCGCTACATCATCAACGCTTCTGCTCGCGGCGCTCTGAAGTCAACTGAAAAGGCTTCAAACACTGCTCAGTTCGTT